TAGCTGTTGCCCTCATGGCGCTGGCCTGATTGCCTATATCAACAGCCTGGAGCAGGCCGTTGTAGTTGGCATTAGCTGCATCCAGTTCGGTGTCGATTGCCGATGAGCGCTGGATGAGCGCATTGCTACCGCCTGTGCCGGTGCCGTTATCTGCAAATGCCGCCGCCTGCTGGCCGGCTACTTGCGCGCCCTGACTGCGGATTTGAGCAACCTGCGATCCGGTCTGTAGCGCTACATTTCTGGCCTGCTGGTCCAGTAATTTTGCGTTCACTCTGCTTTGCTTCGATGCGTTGCTGGCGCTGCTCAGGTTGCTTAGCGCGCCAAGCCCCGCCGCGCCCCCGGCTATCCAGGGTAATGCTGCTGCGGCCATTTAAGTTCTCACTATGCTGTAGGATTTTGCATCGGTTCCGTCCGGCATAACCCGGCGCAGAACGCCTTCATACTGAAAGCCAACCATCTCGAGCCAGCGATCTGATTCTGGCGTCGTGCTCAGCGTTTCAAGCCGGATGTAATCACCCTCCACCGCCGCGATTAACCGCTTCGTTGCGCGATAGATTTTTATCCACTGATGGGCGAATCCTTCTGCCACAATCATGTGAAGATAAGCCCGCATCTCAGTGACGGGGATGATTCCGCCTATCGCCACTACCTGACCATCCTGCATGCCTGTAAAGCAGTCTCCAGTTGCGAGATAATTTCCGTACTGAAGGGTTCGCTGGATATATTTCTGCGATTCCTGCGGCTCAATTTGCAGGATGTGATCTGGCTCGAAAGTGATTATGTTCATTCGCCGCTCGTCCAGGTTCTGGGATATACAGCGCTGATGGTCATAGGGAGGGGCTGGTCCTGCAGGATGCGAATGCAGCTATACAGGTCATACCCTCCCGGTAGAGGGAGCTTCTTGATGTCAGAGTAGGCACCAGGCGCTTTATCCATCATGTCGCTGTAGTCGCGCGTCTCGATTGTGTCTGGCTCCGATGCCGTCTCATTTCCGGCCTTGCCGCCAAGCGAGTTGACGAAAAGCACGGCAATCTCGTTGCTGCGCTTCGTCTTTGAATCCTGAAAAGGCAGAGTCACAAGCTCTGACGTGAAAGGCAGACCGACATTCACTACTGAAGATGGCCACTGCAGATTGACGGCGCCGCCTGACACAACCGCGTCAGGGTGGGCAGCGCCATCAGTGGTGATGGATACCTGCTTGCCTTCCAGGTGTGCCAGTCCTGACACTCTCTCCACGGGAGGTCCGTTATATTTCAGTCCACAATCCACGTAAAACGCCTGAGATAGCGGCTGCGTGTCTGCGTCCCATGGGGCGGTCATGTACTCAACGTATCGCCTTGTAACTCCGTTTATCGTTCGCCTTACGACCATCCATACATCATCCCGGTTGCCTGCCGGGTCTGGTATGGTGGCGACTGATTCCACTGCCCCGCCCACGTCATGACGATGCCAGGCGATTACTTCCTGCTCTGCGTTATAGGTAAGGGCTACCAGTTCACCGCTAGCGAGAGCAACCCAGACAACGTTATCTGGCTCCTGCTGCCAGGCAAAATCCACGATACCTGTAGAGGTCATATGCTCAGCAAGTACGGACAAGTCTGTAGAACTGTATGACCCACTCTGATAATCAGCGGTTACCGCCCTGACCTTCCTGCCCGCGCGCTGCACGAAAAGGACCGTGTTGCCTACAATGAGAGCATTCACACCCTTGGAACCGTATTTCGATTCCTGCACGATCTGAATATTGTCAGGACCGAATGCGCTGGTAGTGGTTGATGGAGAGCAGGTGAGTTCACTGCTGGCAGTCCCCACGATGAGAGAGCTGCTTGCTGCAATCCACTGAATGGTGTTTGTAGAATCAGCCTCAATCTGAACGTTGATTGCATCGTAAGCCTCTACTTCATAACCATTACTCATTGGCGTGAAGTTTTCATAGTCAGATGCAACCGAGAACCACAGCTTGTTGCTACCAGCGAAACACAGGCGGCTTTTGTAAAATCCCACTTTTGTGGGAAACCCTTGCGCGTTCGACCAGTCGCCAAATGCCCATTTATTGGTTTTGCTCTGAGAGCCAATGACACTAGGCGGAAGCTCGCTAACGATTTTCCCTACTGCTACGGATGCGCTTGTAACTGAGGTGATCTGAATTACACCCCATCCGCCATTCGAGTAGCGCCAGAGGACGTTTTCCGTCCCAGCACCATCCAAGTGAGCGCCCGCGGTCCATGTTGGCTGGATGTTGCCGGTCGTGCTGCCAGACATTACCTCGTAATACTTTCCATCTGAGCGGCAGAATCCTCCAACTCCAAACCCATCTTTTCCCTGCGTCCATCCAGGAATCTGCACTGACGTGCCAATCAGTCCGGGAGCTAGCTTGTCTGTGCTTGCTTCTATGTAAAAAAGCCCGCCAACATGCCCTGACTGGAAGATGGGGCTGTTGGCAGTGATGGTGCAGTAGGATGATGTTGTCGGGGTGCCATCAGGCCGCGCAGCTCCATCTGCTGACCAGATTCTAAACTGGTCGGTATAAACAGTTACTGACCGGTCCGAGTTGGTGTTTGCGAATGGCCCACCTGCTGCTGCGTAGTTAAATGGCGCCAGCGTCCAGTTGGTGTTGCTCAGGCGACTAAGCTTATAGGGCGGAATATTCCCGGTGTGAGAGCAGATGTAGATCACATCACCACTCTGCACCATAGACAGCCCGAAACCACCATCACCATTAGTCAGGTCTTCTGCAAAGTAAGGAGACGCAATGATTAGGGGGTTGCCGCTCCCATCCAGCGCGACGCCGTGGTTTGAATAAAACCGCACGTACCCAGGACCAAGCTCCAGCAAAAATGCCTGAGTAGTGTTGTATTCGAATTTTGCCAGCCACACCTTTTCCGAAGAGTTATTAACTTCGCTGACAAAGTAAGTCCCGCCACGACGCTCTGCCGGCCCCTGCGTGCGAGGAATGAAGTTGAGCATCTTCTTGCAACCACTCTTCCATTTCTGAAAGTCGGTCTGCGCCAGCATCAGCGGCGAAAACTCTCCGGCATTAAAGCTGTTGATGACTGGTGATGAAGATGGCATTTACAACCTCTCTGTATACCAGGATGTTTCCTGTTGTTGGACGGGCGGACGCTCAATAGCACTGGCCTGCCTAGCCTGACGAATAGCCAACTCATAATCCTGCATAGCGGCCTGTTTCTTGGTTGATGACTGCGTCACCGTCTCGCATATTTCAACCGCAAGGGCACAGGCAAATGCCTCAGTGAAAGCTGAATCGTACTGGCTGGGGTCTTCTATCTTCGCGCCATATCTCAAAAAGATGGGGGACTCCATATCCGTGAGGATGCGCCTACCCTCAACCTGATAGCGCGGAAACGGCATGTGATAGCCGTAATGCCACTCCTGATGCGGAGCATCAGACACGGCGTCAATGCGCAGGCAGTCAGCCGGGAGTTGATACTGATATTGATAGCCGTACACCGTTTCATCTGTTAGCGCGGCTAACTGCGAAC